GATAAAAGTGTCAGCCCAATCTTGGTGTTTTTTAAGTGCATTTTTTAAATCCTGTGTTTGCTTGGTTTGAGAGATTTTTAACTGATTTACGGCTTCCGTGAGTGCTTTTTGTTGCTCATTGAATTTATCCACGCTTTCATTCAATGCCATGTAAGATGCCTCCCACTGCAATTTTAATTGTTCTTCTTTGGCGGCTTCGGCTCGCCAGTGGTTAGCTTGCCACCCTTGGAACAGGATAATTGCTATAAGCATGAGTGGACCAACCAATAAAATGTATTTTTCTTTTTTCGTTAAGAACCCAAACATAATGCTGTCTCCTTTTGTCGTCTTTCAATTAAGCCTTTCAGTGGTTTTCCGTCTGCGTAAATCCATCGTTCAAATTGACCGCACATTCCTTTGCTGTATCCCTTCCGTGCCATTTTAAAAAGTATGCTGTTTTTTAATCGACCACATCCAACATTGAATGTAATTGATGTCAATGCATCAAATCCCCCTTGTGGCATGGCTTGCCCGTTGGCATAGGTATTCACACACTTTTCGGCTTGTTTAATGCCTTTCGTGTATAATTCAGCCACTTCTTGCAAGGTGTAAATTTTATTTCTATTAATTCGTTCTACTGCATCCGTTGTGCCAATGCCGACTGTTAAAACATCAGCGGGGCATTGATAGGGTTTTTGCATGCAACCTTCGGCATTGCCAATCAACAATAAGCCTTTTTCTGATGTTCGAATTTCATTTCCGTGCGTGGCAATAACAAGCCCAACAACAGCCGTGACGGCGCAGACATATTTCGCGGTTCGTTTAATCATGGTGATGGCTCCGTTGGTTTAATTCTTTTTCTTTTAATTCAAAATCTTTTTTCTTGTAATACCAATTTACAAGGAATGTTGCGACGCCGATCACAATACCTGTTACTGATGCAACGTCTGCCCAATTTACATTTGAAAACATATCCGCAATGCGTCCGATGAAGAAGGCAAATAATCCTGATGTGTAAGACGCTTTTGATGGTGTGTCGTGCATATCAGCTCCAAAGTTGTATAGTGTCACTTGCCACGCTGATCTTTTCTGTGTCAGTTTCTGGCAATATTACTGGTGTTCCGATGGGAATGACGGGTTTATCCATTAAGTGCGGATTTAATTCACACGCAATTTCTAAAAGTCCTTCACTGCGGCCAAAATAGCGATAAAGAATGGCGTCCAAGTTGTCATTTTGTTGTGCGTAAACTTCCATCAAATTAACTCCGCATCGACCCGTCTTTTGCCGATAATGTCGCTAATGGCAAAGCGTGCATCTCGTCTTAATTCGTTGATGCTGTCTTTGAGTAAATCCATTTTCTTTTCGCCATCATTGGTGCTGTCATAGCTTGCGTAACGCTCGTAAAGGTTAGCCAGTGCCAAACAGTTCACCGCGCGTTTATAGCGATAAATCAACACGCTTTCGCCGTTTATTGATGTGGAGGGGATTTGTTCAAGGAAGTGATGTTCGCTTTGTGCTTTGAATGTAGATAATTCATCATTTACACTGGCGATAGCTTCAATTAAGGCATCTTGCAAGCGTTGTTCGGTGACTGTGCCGTCTGCACGATATTGATTGCGAAATGCAGAAAGAGAAATATCAGGGAAAAAATCATCGTTTCGAATAATATCTTCACCTGTTCCGTAATCTTCCAGTTGTTTTTGCACTGCCCCCATTTCATAGTCAGGGGCAAGTTTTACTGATAGAGATCCGTCGCTCATTTTTTCCCTTATAAAAAAGTCGGGTGAGGATTAAATCAAGCACGGCCAAAAATCCGTCAGAATTTGACCGCACTTTTAATCCGCCCGACGGGTGCGTGGTTTGCTCGTTATCAAATCCGATTATTCATCGTCTTTGCTTAATTTTTTGCGTAATTTTTTAATGTCGCCTTTCACGCCCACTTTCTGATCTAAACCTAAAGCACGTTCAAGGTATTGCAAGGCTTGTTCAGGGTTCTTTTCAACCAATAACAAGCCTAATTCACGCAATAATCGCGCACGGCTTTCATCTGGCATGTCGCAGTCAGCCGTGATGCGTTGTACTTGCTCTAAGTAATCCACTTCAAATGGCTGATTGGCGGCTTGTGCGGATTTTGCTTGGTCTGCAAATTCTTCCGCCAATAATGTGCCAAGTGTTCGCGTAAACGGTTCAGGTAAACGCAAGTCATGGAATACGGCATAATCCGCAATCTGCAAGGCAAGGTGATATTCACCGCAGTCGATTGCCCACACGCACCATGTCATTAAGACGTTATCTTGTTTGCCTGTTCCGGCAGACAGCGCCCCTGTAATCCATGGCAGATAATCAGGCAAAATTTGCTTTTTAAATGCGGCCTTGCGTTCTGTCGATTGGATGTTTTTCAAATCCTTTCGATGTCTCGCAAGAATACGGCACATTTTTTCGTATTCCGTGAAGTCGCTTAGATCTTCGGTTTCTGCCGCATTAGCGATAGCGGCAGAAACTTCAAGAAAGTGACGTTTAGTTGGTCGCATTGTGATTACGCGTGAGTTGGTGCATCAAGAATGGTGATGTTTTTCGCCATTGCCACTGCTTCGTAGTTTTCAACTACATAAGCTTCATTGGATGACAAGTAATCTTCCACACGGTTGCGTTCCGGCACGTCTTTTAAGTGACGGCGAACACGACCTTCTTGAACATAGATTGACAAGTTGTCGAGTGATGTCACCAATACGGTGCCTTTCGGGAAGTATGGCACGGTTACGGCTTGTAAACCGCCAACACGTTTTTGGCTGATAATGGTATCGCCTGCCGCTTGTTCGGTTGGTTTATCTTGATTGATTAGCGGGAAGTATTTGTCCGCTAACAAGTCGCTACCCATAATCGCCACAAGTTTTGTGTCGTCACGGTATTGGTCAGGGATGAAATCTTCTTTCAATGCATAAACTAATGCATCAAGATTTTTATATTCTTTGCCTGTACCGATTTCGATTTTGCCTGTACCGCTTTTCGCTTCTTTCATTACGCGTGGAGTGGCTTTTTCTTCGATTTGAACTAACCAACCTTTGTTCACGTCTTGCAATAATGGATTTGATGTGCGGTTTGTTGTTGCGGCCACGCTTGTGCCGTTCCAGCCGATCATGATACGGTCTAATGCAATGCGGTCTGATTTAAGTTTGCCAATACGTGCCGCAAAGTCAGGGAATTTTGCCCAACTGTCTAACGTTGCATAATTTAAATGCGTGTCAAAGTTGGTTTGTTCGCAAGAATATAAGTTTTCTTGCAAGCTGTGAATATCCGTGGTTTCGCGTGCTTTGGTGTTTGTATCTGTGCGGCTTGCAACTGGTGAGAGTACGCCTAAACGTAATGCAGAACCTTTCATTTCAGTAACTGGCACCACATTGATGCGCTTTAAGAAATCGGAACTTTTAAGAACCGCGTTTTCTAATTTTTGTTGCATTGTAGGGGTGACAGTGAATTGTCCGCCATTCGCAACGAATGCCACATCTTCGCCGTTATCTTGTGCAACGCCTGCAATGTAAGCTTGGAATTTTTGTTGAGTAAATTTATTCATTTGGTTTTTTCCTAAGATAAATTAAAAGAAGCGGCCGTCAGTTTTAGGTTCTTCACCATAAACTAATGGGCGGGAGTTTTCGGCTTGTGCCGGCTTTTGTTTGAGTTCTTCAAACGTGGCATGGATTTCTTCATTGCCCGCTTTCATTTCTTCAATTTCGGCTTGTTGATTTTCCAAATCGCCGTGAAGTGCGGTCAATTTTTCCAAGATGTCTTTTTGTTGCTCGGCTAAAAGCTCAATGGCACTGGATTGGTCTGCAAAGCGTTCATCATCCGATTTTTCTTTTTTCGCAAATAACGCTTTGATTTTTTCCAACACAGATGGGCTTTTTTCTGCTTCTTCAACAAATTCCAATTCTGTTTCAACTGCAGCGGTGAAGATGTTTTCCGCTTTTAATTTGCGGGCATTTAAGCCATTGTGCGAGAAACTTAACATTTCTGTGCCTAAGCTTGCCGGATTATCCGTAACAGCTAAACCGACTAAATATGCCTTGCCTGTGTCTGCAAAATTGGTGTCAATTTCCACTGATGTGTAAACTTTTTGCCCTTCTTTGTTTAAGGCAATGAGTGCATCAGTTGGTTGAAGTTCTGCTAAAAGCTGTAATTTGCCATCTTCACGTTCTTCTGCTTTCACGGCTAAGACGTCACCAAAACAGTGAGCATTGGCAAGTTCAGGGAGATAGACAGAAAATTTGATGTGGTCAAGGTTGATGCGTGCGCCGTAGGTGTTTTTCGGATCGTAACTTTCAGCCATTTCTTCAATCCAGTTGCGCTGAATTGTGCGGCCGTCAGTTGTTGCCCCTTCTGTTGCGACAACTGCCCATTTAGATTTTTTTGCCATTGGTTGTCCTTTCTGTGGTTGGTTTGGCTCAAAGATTGCCATTATTCTGAAAGGTTTAATTTTTGCGGTCTATTGGTTGTTTTTGTTGCTTTTGTGTTCACAAGTGAGCTGTAAAGACTAACGCCAGCCCCCTTTCTATTATGCGGTTGTAAATTGAAAGGATTATGAATGGACGAACAAGTTATTAATCAAGCTTCGCCCGATGTAACGGCGGAAATAAAAAGAAAAGCGCAACAGATGTATTTTAGCGGTTATAAAATCGCTGAAATTGCTCGTCAGCTTGACATTGCCGCGTCCACGATTTCCAGTTGGAAAGATCGCGAAAAATGGGATGATGTCGCCCCTGTTGGGCGTGTTGAATTAGCCCTAGAAACAAGATTGAATTTACTGATTGCCAAAGAAGAAAAAAGCGGATCAGACTATAAAGAAATTGATTTGCTCGGTCGCCAAATGGAACGCATGGCGAGAGTGAAAAAATATTCCTTCGGTGATGGCAATGAAGTGGATTTAAACCCGAAACTTGCCAATCGAAACAAAGGCGAACGGAAGAAAGCAGAACAAAATGCCATTGATCAGGAACAAGAAGAATTACTGATTAATGGCTTTCTTGATGGGATGTTTAATTATCAGCGTGTTTGGCATAAAGCAAAAGAAAACCGCATCAGAAACATTTTAAAAAGCCGACAAATCGGGGCAACTCACTATTTCTCCCAAGAAGCCTTTATTGACGCATTGACGACTGGACACAATCAAATCTTTTTGTCTGCCAGTAAAAAACAGGCGTTGCAGTTCCGTTCTTACATTGTGAACTATGCCAAGCAAACGGCGGACGTGGATTTAAAAGGCGAAACCATCAAATTGCCAAATGGGGCAGAATTGATTTTTCTTGGCACGAACTCCGCCACGGCTCAATCGTATCACGGCAATTTATATTTTGATGAAGTGTTTTGGGTGCCGAAATTTGATGTGATGCGAAAAGTAGCATCAGGTATGGCAGCACAAAAAATGTTTCGCCAAACGTATTTTTCAACGCCGACCACGATTGCACATCCCGCTTATGCGTTTTTCTCTGGAAAAGCATTTAATAAAAATCGTGCCAAGGCGGACAAAGTTGAAATTGACATTTCGCACGAGAATTTAAAAAGCGGCAAACTTTGTGCTGACCGCCAATGGAAGCAGATTGTTACCATTAATGATGCGATTGAAGGTGGGTGCAACCTATTCAATATTGATGACCTGATCGCTGAAAACAGCAAAGAAGAATTTGAACAGTTGTTTTTGTGCCAGTTTGCAGATGATAACACGTCGGCGTTTAAATTTGCCGACTTGCAACTTTGCCAAGTGGACAGTTTGGAAGAATGGCACGATTACAAGCCATTCTATCAACGCCCATTTGGTAATCGTGAAGTGTGGTTAGGTTATGACCCTGCCTTTACTGGCGACCGTGCAGCGTTGGCGATTATTGCCCCGCCTAAAGTGGAAGGCGGTGATTATCGTGTTTTGCATTGGCAAACATTTCACGGCATGGATTATGAAGCACAAGCGAGCAGAATTAAAAGTTTCTGTGATGATTACAATGTCACCCGCATTGTGATTGATAAAACGGGGATGGGGTCAGGCGTATTCCAAGAAGTAAAAAAATTCTATCCAATGGCAATCGGTCTTGATTACAACGCTGATTTAAAAAATGAGATGGTATTAAAAACGCAAAACTTAATTCAGAAACGCCGTCTTAAATTTGATGGTAACGAAATCATCACCAGTTTTATGACAGTCAAAAAACGGATTACCGGAACAGGGAAGATTACTTATGTATCTGACCGTTCAGAAGATGCAAGCCATGGCGACTTATCATGGGCAATTATGAACTGCATTTTAAATGTGCCTTATGGTTTAAACGGCGATGTGTCAAGTAACCAACCAACCATTTTCACTTTTGAATAGGATTACCAAATGAGCAAAAAAACAAAAAAATCAACCGCACTTTCAACGGGGAACCAAGCGCAGGCGTTCAGCTTTGGTGAACCTATTCCCGTGCTTGACCGTGCAGAAGTATTGAATTATTTCGAAAGCGTGTTGATGTATGAGAAATACTACAACCCACCAATTAATTTAAGTTATCTTGCCAAAGCCTTAAATGCATCTGCACATCATAACAGTGCGATCACGGTGAAGAAAAACATTTTGCTTTCTACCTGTAAAACGACCGCACTTTTACCACGCACGCAGTTAGAAAAACTGGTGCAAGATTACTTAGTATTCGGCAATGCTTATCTTGAAAAAGTTGAAAACACTTTCGGAAAAGTGATTGCGTTAAAATCGCCCCTTGCAAAATATATGCGCGTTGGCGTGGAGAAAGGCATTTTTTATCAGATTGTTAATGGCTTTGATGAATATGAATTCCCGAAAGATGCGGTGTTTAATCTGATCAACCCTGATGTAAACCAAGAGATTTACGGCGTGCCGGAATATTTAGCGGCATTACAATCAGCTTTTTTGAATGAGAGTGCAACATTGTTCCGTCGCAAATATTATTTGAACGGTGCGCATGCGGGTTCGATTATTTACATGACCGACCCAACACAAAACAAAGACGACATCGAAGCAATAAAAACACAAATCCGTCAAACAAAAGGCACTGGCAACTTTAAGAATTTATTTGTTTATATTCCAAACGGGAAGAAAGACGGGATGCAAGTTATTCCATTGTCTGATGCAGTGGCGAAAGATGACTTCTTAAATATTAAAAATGCAAGCCGTGATGATGTATTAGCGGCCCATCGTGTACCACC